ATTTGTTGATGCGAGGCTGTTTGGTCTAACAGTGCCTTGTGGTCCTGCCGCCATAGCCGCTTTTAAATTATCCATACTTGCTTGGCTACCTTTCATAGGTGCTTCTGGATTTTGTCCTTGTGGAGCAGGTGCGTCATTTGCAGGATTATAAAATCCGCCTTTTGCCATTTGATCTTCTTCTATATCTTCATAATCTTTAGGATCATGTTTTTCATAATGGAAGTATTCTAATGCCTCTTGACGGCTCCACCCATATTTTCGCATTAGATGTCGAATCTTTTTCTCTTCATCCTCATAATGATCGCTTGCATTATTTGGATCATGTGCCTCTTCAAATTCAATATCTTGATCTTCATGCATCGGAGCAGGCGTCATAGCCATTGCTGGTTTTGGGGCATACTGTGACATAGCCATTTGACACTCTGGTGTCATCATGTCTTGTTTGCAACGACCAACTACATGATCATGTCTAACTTGATGATCTGGATGTTTCTTAATACCGTATGGCATATCATCCCAATAGTAATCGTATAATTTTTCATATAATTCATGCGGTGCTTGACCAGTTGATTGTAGTTGTTTATGATCATGTTTGTGTGTAGCAAGTATGTGAGCTAGTACATGTTTCTGTGGATCTTCTAAACACCCTTCATTTAATTTGCGAGTCTTAACTTCTTCATATAGGTTACTTAATCTTTCTACTAGTCCTTCACTTATATGTTGATGATTACCGTGATGGCGAAGCGCATTAGTACCAGGTGCGCGAGCATGTGGACTTACCTTGCCTTTTGAATTCATATCATCGCCGCTGAATGTAACAGCATCAATACCATGTACATGATGACCAGATGCACCTTTAACTGCATTGGCAAATGATTCTCCATCGTCACCCATAGTTTCATCAGCTACCATCTCAGGGCCGGCACTCATTGGCTCGGCGCTACCAATCAATGGCTCATCGTGCATTTCTGGTTCAGCGTCAACATTACCACCATTTTCAATGTTACGCAGTATGCTCATCAAATCTTTAATGCCATTAGGACCTTGACCGTTCATACTGACATTCATTGTTACATTGTCTTGTTGTTTAGGTGGTTCAGAATGCATCACTGCCATAGGCATCTCGCCACATTCCTCAACTGGTGCATCACTGCCTTCTTCGATATTTTTTAGTTTAGCCGCTAATTCTTGAAAATTCATTATCTGCTCTCCATAGCTTTTTTGCCGATGTCGTCACCGCGTTTAGCAACAGGGCTACGATGAGCTTTTTCAACTGTGCTTTCTTTTACTTTATATTCTTTAGCCATGCCCGGAACACTTGGTGCTAAGATGCTATCATTATAACCTTTATATTGTGTTCCTTGATGTTTTTCTTTGCTTAGTTCTTGCAAGAAATTCATTTTATGTTTTTCGTCAACTAGGTCACTATGATCACTAGGGTCTTGTGGTTTACCAACAAGTGCTTGGCCTGTTTTAACATCGTGAGCGTGATTAATAGCATGCTCTTTTTCTTCTGCCATAGTCTTAACTTTAATACTGTTAGCTGCCATTCCTAATCCGCTAGCTATTAAATTGTGAACTTGTGGCGAATTTGCTGGATAATGAGTAGTAACATCAAACACAGTCATATTAACATTTTTATGTTCTGGAAATTCTGAGTGACGTTCTTGTATAGGTGTACGTTTACCGGATGATACAGAAGCAACATGAAATTGAGCTAAACTTGCTTTGATTTGTTCTACACAATCGTCTGGACATTCACCGGCAATTTTTACCTTAAATTCGTAGACTTTTTTGCTTTCTGTTAAGTATTCTTTAAATGATTTCATAGTTGGATCCTAGTATTGTATTTATTTTAAATTCTTTAATTTTTCCAACAAACTATTACGATCTGAAATAATAACACCTTCTCCGGGTATGCTGACACTGTCGTCGACACCGTTGGCATCATTGTCTAGCTTCTGTTTTTTCAACTGGAGATCGATCATTTTTAACTTTTTATCAAGTTTTGCACTTTTGGCAGAAATTGCATGTCCTAGCATACCTGCGGCTACTTCAAACAATCTAGCACTATATCGTGCTTCTACATTCATACCTAGGTCCATGATATCTTCATAGGCATTTGTAGCTTTCAAAGCTAGGTCGTCGAGCTCGCCATCGGCGATATCGCCTAATCCCTTAACTTGCGGTAGTGCGGCTGATATTTTATCAAAATCGCTCATGTCTCGGATGAAGGGTTGCGCTACTTCTGCTTTTTTAGCTTTTTTCTCTTCCTCTTTGACAATTTTCTTGCTTTCAGGAAGATTTAATAGTTCTTCAAGTTTCTTGGTCATATATTACTTATGCTTACACTTGGCTGAATATATCATTTTCGTTAAGAATACGGAACTTTATACCCTGTTGTTTACACCAAAGTTGAGCACTGGCCCACTTGGCTTGATTCTTGACAAACTGGGCTTGGTTAAATTTGTTCTTGCCTACACGTTCTAAAATTGTCTGACTTGCAGGTTTGATCTCAATGAGTTCAGTTAGTATACGCCCTGTTTTATCTACATATTGGATAAAAAAATCAGGTACATAAACGGTGTTTTTACCAGTAAGTGGATCTCTGTAAGGAATCTGCACAGCCTCACTCGCCCACTTTTGAATAGACTTATTAGTGTCACAAAAATTCATGAAAGTCAATTCCCAACTTGATCTGTAAGTAGGTACTTTAGTACCCACATACTTTTCTGGGTGTTTCATTAAAAACTTACCACGTGCAAATTTAGCCATATTACACTAGTATGTTACGTGATTCAAAAGTATCAGTGTTTATCGCAGTTCTGTATCCTAATAAACTTGTGTTTTCTCTATAGGAATTTAATACTTGTGCTACTACTTGATTTAATTGTGCATCTGTTAGACCTTTTAATTTGTCTAGCAATACAAACACGTTGACATTATCTAATAAGGCTTGATTGAGCATTATAATTGCAGTAGATGTTGAACTGGTCTGATCAAAACCTCGCTTGGTGAAAAATGCAACAGTAGCGTCAATTTGGTCTGCTGGAAAACTGACAGTCTTTGTAAAATAATTATTAAAAAATTCCTTAACACTTGTAGGAACTTCTATTACTGGTGGTAAATTACCTGTGAGTGCTGTCATAGTGATTATAGGTTAAGTAGTGTTGCAGTTGTGCTGGTAGTGTTTCCAGTAGCTCCGGGGAACGCAACCCCAGGAAGTCCGCCTGTAACTCCTATTGGTCCAGCTGGAGCTCCTAGAGCAAAACCTGGTCCAACTGCCGTTTTAGAAGCTTGTACAAATGTCTGTGCAAGTGATACTTGTTCAACCACGTTGTTAATAAGTGATGGAAGTAGTCCCTCAATGTCAAAAGCTGGAACAAAACTTGGATCAAATACTGTTGGATCAGGATTAGTACCTCTGAGTGGACTAGGAACGTTGTCATAGTGTGTACTGGCAAAACCTTCAACATTCTCAGAATTAACAACACCAACACTATAACTTACTGCTTCATAATTTAGTTTCATATCAAAATCATGAGTTTGTTGCCCTTGAGCATAATCTAGTTTATTATGATTCCAATATGTTATAATAGGATTATACAAGTGATAACAAACATATTCATGTCTTGCCATTTGATAAATTTTAATATAATTAAAAAACGGAGCAGTGCTACCATTATCTAGTCCGTAGTTTGTAGGAATCTGATTAAAATTTTGCATGGCGTTTCTAGAATATGCACCAGGGGTAGTAGAACTTCTAGGGTCAGCATTGTAGTAGCTGTAATAGTTTTGCCATACTTTGTTAATTAATCCCATGTTGTCATCATGGAACTTAATATTAATTTCTTCTGTTTTTTGTCTATATTGTACAACTTTTTTTCTGTTGTATTGATTTAGTTCTTCAGTCTGTACTCTGTATTGCGGTAAATCTATTGCCTTGACTAGCATATTAATTTCTTGACCATATGTTTGAACAAGACTTGTATCTAAACATGCGGCTATGTTAATACCAAATGCTACATGGAATAAGAATTTTTGTTTAGGCGCTAATCTAAATTGTTCAACCGCAAATAAATCAGCCGCGTGTTCTTGATCGCGTAGTATAATAAACGGATCAGTTTGTAATTTAGAGTTAGATGTAAAGGACATAATAATATTTATTTAAATAATAAACTACGCATATTATGAATAGTTAAAAAAATGCCTACGCAAGTAGGCACTTTTATTATGAACCAATAGCGTTCTTGCTAGTGTTTGCACCAATAACCATAACTGGTGTAGATGAACCGATAGCAGGAACAGGTGCAGTTTGAACTGCGTTATCGTAACGAATTGTTAAGTCAATCATTACTGGTCCTTGCTCGCTATACTTTAACTCTTGCCAGTTGGTCTTTTCTAAGTAGCAACCATACAATTCCCATGTTTCGAGAGTAGTAGGAGTTAAACTACCGTTACCGCCATCTAATATCTCAATACGTAAAGTAAACTTATAGTCACCTGCTGATGCCGCTGAACTTTGCTCAAAGAAATCAAACTGCTTCTGATTTTGTTCGCCAACTAATCGGCTAACAGCACCAGTAACATCATCACGTAGTTTAACACTAATAGTTTCCCATTGTGGTTTACCTGCATAGTGAATAACTGAGTTATAAATCTCAAGTTTCTGATCTTGGAAAGATAAGTTAGGACGAGCCGCTTCCGCAACTTGTTTTGTTAGTTCGGTAACGCCATTGCCAGTGCCAAAGTTTTCAAAGCTAAGTCTGAAACGATACTTCAACTTTGGCATTAACATGCCTTGAAGCCGCACTTTGGTCTGAGTTTAACGGTACTGTAAAGTTTGATAGTGCTGAAATTGCCATTTATATTCTCCTAATTATACTACTACGCCTTTTGAGATAGCGCCAGTGTTTTCAAGTCTCAATGGAATGTAAATAAATTCAATTGCTTTAACTGGTTCAATCGCAATGTCAACATATAATTCATTAGCATCAATTCTACTTGGTGTGTTATTTGAAGTATCACATACAACTACATAGTCATATAGAGCACGTTCTGCTGTCAAATTAAGCATCAACTGACCAATCTGTCCTGCTATCTGATTACGTGTAATTGTATCGTTCGGTTCAAATACATACGGTATAGCAATAGCATTTAATTGATAACGTAAGTAAATTACTAAACGTGCTACGTTAATACGATCCAATGAGCTTGCAACTAATTGGCGTGTATATTGAGCGTAAGCAACTAAACCAACACCGCCAATGTATGTAATTGGGTTTACATGGACTTTTGCTAATGTGTCGCGCTGTCCTGTATTCAATGCTACTGTTACAAATTCTCCAGTTTGCGCATCTACATAACCAACGCTACTTGCATTTCGTACTCCGCCGCGACGTACACCAGCTGGTGCAAACCAAGGATAAGCAACGCTGTCGTTTAGCGCAATAGTTGTTAGCATAATGTGACTTGGAGGAACAACGATATTATTACCATGTAAATCAGTTGTATATCCCCATGGATAATAAACTGCTGTGTTAGCATCAGTTGTTACTAGACCTTGTGGTCCATCTGTTGGTGCATTATTTGCATTGCTACCCCAGTTACTCAATGATGTTGCATCTGGTGTTAAGTGAGCAGGAGCATCTGCTACAATAAACGATAACAGTCCACGATCTGTGTTCAATTCAACTAGTGAAGGTAATGTTTCTAAATAACCTGGGCAAGATAACAAGTTGAACACTACGCTGTCTTCGTTACGGATATGTTGGTTACTATTAATTGTAGCATCTAAGGCAGCTACAACAACGGCACGTTGTGCATGTGTACCAAATACACCAACATTGTTGTAGTCATTAGGAGCATCACTTACCCAACGATCTGGATAATAATGAGTCATTTGCTCACCAGTATAAGCTGTGTTATACCCTAATGTGTTTACATAACCTTGGTGATATTTCTTAACATTAAATCCCGAGCGACGTAGATTATACAACAAAGTTCCCTTTGGATATAACTGTGGATTTGGTGCATCAAAATCAACGAATGTACTGTATAATAGTGTAGCGATTGGCGATGGATCACCGGTTCCTGTATTAGTACCAGTAGTTGGTTGAACATTCCAACGAGCATCAGCAAATACAATACCATTTTGTGTTGTATGATCTTCGTTGTTAATCAATGTCCACGATTTAGTTAGATAGTTGAAACGATAAATCTCTGGCCATGATTGTAAATTGCTAGAGTTAATCCATAGGTCGCCGTTGGCTAATGGAAGACCACCGCTTTGTAATGTAGGTTGTGTTGCACTAACAATTGGTCCCATTGGATCAGTTGTGCTACCACCAACTGCTTGATTAATTGTAGTTGCACCTGAAGTCAAATAACCTACCCATGCACTACCTGTATTAATTAAAATATCTACATCACTTACAGAACTGTCATACCATAATGTGCCATTTGCTGGATTTGAAGTTGGAGCAGTAGGACTTGGAATTACTAATGCTGTTCCTGATGAGTTAGTTGCGGCCCATGCTGTGATAATATAGCTATTAGCATTTCCAGTTGGATCTGTATAGAAGTTAGTAGTTGTACCAACTGTTAATAATTTTTCTAGAGGAGTATTTGTACCATCTACTAGACGAATATCACCGCCTTGTATATGGCTGATGCTAACTTGATTAGATCCGGTTACTGTAGCTGAAATATTACCTAATCCAGATGTTTGATTATTAATTGCGGCTGCTAGTACTGCGGCATCGCCTGCGTTGCCAGCGGCTGTGAACGTTACTGTTACTGCTGATGGCAATGAACTACTACCTACCTGACTTGATGTAATAGTAAATGTGTTACTACCAGATGTTAGTGTACTTGATCCAATGATGCTTGTTGTAGCAGTTGTTGATCCTGTGCTTGTACGTTGATAGATTTTAAATTGTGCGTATGCAGGAGTTGCTTCATCGTCGTTGTATTTTACATATACACTACCGACTGGGATATTAATACCACCACCTGTTGCATCCAACGCGGCCATTGCGCTTTGATTATTTGGATATAACTGTGGAATTGATTGGCGTAACCAAGCACCTGAATTTTCACTATACTTTTCAATATCCCAATTTGCGCCTAGATTGACTGGAGTTGTCTTGATCCAAACTGATCCACTTGGGTATCCGTATACTGATGACGGATTTTGATATGAACCAAAATTAGGAACATTATAGTGAGGGCTAATCTGTAATGATAACGCTTTAAACGTACCAGTTGTTCTTTGGTTACCTGACGAATCAGTGTAGTTAAAAATCTTAACAAATGCTGAGCCTGTTATTACAACATCGGCACCTGATGAGTAAATGTTTAAATAACCGTTTTGTACGCTGGCTGTTAAACTTGTATGTGCAGTAATAGCTGTTGCTACTCCACCTAAAGTTGTTACGCCTGTAATTGTATACCCGTTAACTACAAGTGTATCACCGCTTAACAATGTTGGAGCTTGGATATTACCAACTGCTGTAGGCTGTGATTCAACCCATGCTGTTGATCCAACTTGCACCCATGTACCTGCTGTGCTTGCGGC